CTTCAAACAAATATTCATTTATATTTTTTGATATAATATTTCTTAAATTCATAATTGTAAGTATTTTAATATATATATTTAAAAATCCAAAAAAAGAAAACCCCCACCTCAAAGCAGAAGTGGGGGTTTGTTGGAAATATCCATCATTATCAACCATTATGGTATTTAATGATGGATATAATCATCATTATATATCTTCAAATGAAGCACCAGTAGGTGTGATGATAAACGAGAGATCAATGTACTCCAAACTTCTTGTGGGCTTGATGTAGATTTTTCCACTCATTGTATTTCTATCAATATCCTCTGGGTCATTTGAAACTGTAACACGGAAATCAGTTAAACCACGATCCCTTCTAATACCATCTAGGATTGGATTTACCGTATCCAAAAACTGTTGACGTACTATCTGGTCATTTTGTTCAAAAAGAAGCCTCACAGCGACCGCAGAGATTAATTTACGTGCTTGCAATAACAACCTACGAACATTAATTCTATTTAATGCTGATTCTCTAACTTGTAAGGTTTTATTTCCCCAAATCACAGTATTCACATCAGAGAATGTTGCAATTGGATTTATTCTTCCTTGGTATAAAGTATCTCTATCATCTTGTGTTAACTTTAATCTTGCTTTAACTGAATTAACTAATCCCCTATTATAACCTGCTGATGCAAACCAAGGGAATGCCACATTGTCAGTTAATGCCAAGTTTCTACAAACTTCTGCTGTTGGTGGAATATACACTTGTGTGTTATTCACTTGGTCTCTAACCAAAATCCAAGGATAATATGTTGCTGTATAATTTGAATCAATGTTTGTTTCCTCCAATGATACAATGGATTCTTGGGGGTAAATAACATCATTCACATTTGTTGTTAAAAGATTTGCATCAGGTGTTGTAACAATATAAATGGAGTCTGCTCTATCTGATTCAATCATATCAATTGAATTTTCAACAAGATTGCTATTATTCACATAATCAATACCTGGGGTAACAAAAACATTTATGTTTGTTGATTCTGGATTTTGGAATGTTAAAATCCCTTTGTAATATGCATAATAATCTGTTGTTGCAAAATCAACAGTACCATCACCTTCTGTTATTTCCTTAAATGTTCCTTGACCAGTTGCTGCTGCATATTTGCCAGGAATAGATAATGCTCCCCTCATATAGTCTGTTCCACCAATTTGATAAGAATCACCATTTGTTCTTTTTTCAGAATAAACATCCCAACCATCAAAACCGCCTTCAAATAACAATGTGAATTTTCTTGAATATAGGTAATAGTAAGGATTTGTATTATCCTCTGGTTCAACATTGAAACTTCCTGTACCAACCTCAAAGGCTGTTTGACCACTTGTTGTATAAGCATTTGCAATAGTAACAACTGTTGCACCTGAATCCATATGGAAACCTTTTGTAACTACATTCCATTCTGTTCCATCTGCAATAATACTATTTGGTTTTTGTTTTCCCTTATAACCCAATAATGAATTGTCATATCCATAACTTGTTGAAAACCCAAGATAAGTTCTTTTAACATTATCAGCAGGAACAGCATTTGATGCTGCAAAAGGTTCATTATTAACCACCTCATTATTGAAATAATATTTTGTCTTATATAAAACAGTTGGTGATAATTTTGTTCCGTACTGTCTGTGGGGATATCCCATAAATCCACAAGGGATTGCATCTGATGGAAATTCATCTCCCATTTCAAGCATAATATATTTTGAAATTAAATTATATTTGCCATCACTTGTTCCAATCTTCTTGCCTATGAAACTATTTTGTGTTTCATCCAAAGTACAATTTGTATATTTCTCCAATACAACTGGTGCAATATCTGAATCATAATAACTTCTAACCAATACATCAAATGTTCTATTCTTGAATGACATATTTATGATTGAAACTTTTGCTTCAGTATTGGCATTGCTTCCATCAGAAATTGAAATAAACTTGAATAGGTTATAAACTTTATTTCCTCTCAATTCAGAAACCACAAATGGTGTTTTTGGTGATTGATATTTCTCAAGATACCATCCAATTGATGTATTACTTCCACTTCTTGCTGATGGCAAATAAGTTAAATCTGTTTTCAAGCCTCTAATATAACCAAGTCTATAAGCCTGATTTAATAAGGTTGGATAATGCTCCTCAACAAAAATTGGCACATCATTTCTATCCTTACCAAAATTATCTGTTCCCAATACATTTGTTATGTAATTTGAATTTGTTGGTTTTAATGAAACATTAAATGTAAAATTGGAACTTGCAGTTGTACCACCACTTAACACAAAGGTACCAAAGGGGTCTTCACTCAAGGTTGTGCTATTTGCTGCATCAATTATTAATGTGTTAGCACTTAAACTATAAATCTGACCATGATTTGTGGAGGAATAACTTGTGATACCTCTTGACCTAACTGTTGCAACAACCATATCACTATAACCTGTATATGCTGTTCCAGAGAATACATAAGTGTTTCCTGTTACCGTTCCAGTGAATGAACCACTTGATACATTAAAATTGGTTGTATTGTAATAAAATGAATAACCACTATAACCAGTTCCAGTTGTTCCAGTAAATGTTGCATAATACCACAAATCATTTTCATTTGCTGGCTTACCATCACTACCCAAAGGAATTGTTGTTCCAAAATAATTATATTCAGTTAATCCTGACTTTGTTGAACCTGTTATTGTGTTATAAACACTAACTGGTAGTGATCCATAAGTTGATGTTTGTCCAGTTAATGAAGTTGATAAAGCCACATCATTTGCAAATGTCTTTAAGTCATCATAAAATGTTGATGTTGAACCATTGCTTGTTGTATAAGTGTCACCAGAAAATGTTGATAAAGTTATACCATTTGGATATGTTCCACCTGTTATAACAAATGTTCCAGTTGTTCCAGTTGTTCCAGTAAATGCTATTGAGAAAGAAGAACCAACAGTTGAATAACCAACAGTTGAATGATTAACATTTGCAATGGTTGTTATTGACCAAGATGGTCCAGCATCATAACCAGATAATCCCAATACTCTTGTAACATACAATTGATTTGATTGCTGCAAATATGATTTTGCAATATATGCTGATTCATATTTTGGTATTTGTGTGTTAATATACTTTTCAGGTGATGTACCACCAAAAAAAGTTTGAAATTCATCATAACTTGTGATAAAGATAGGCTCAAATGCGGGGCCTTTAATAGTCTCACCGACCATTCCCAATGTGGTTACACCAATACTCTGAGAAACAAAACTTAAATCTGTTTCAGAAGTATATACACCAGGGGATACGAATACTTTTTGATTTGCCATTATTATTTTTTATTTATTCATATAAATATCTAAAAAATAATCAAAAACTATTATTCCTTTATTAATCTAATTGGAAAACCATCTTTTTTCCACATGCCACCTTTGCCAAACTCATTTCCTGAAAATAAAAATACATATTTGCATAAATTTTCATCAATGGATTCTTGCGTGAAGTAGGGTGATAATAAATCTAATGCAAAATTTCCATCCATATGCCTAAATCCTGTTGGCTTTGCATTGAAACCAAATTCATCTGTTCCACCAACATTAATGGTTGTTTCAATACCTTCCATATTCTGGGTAATTGCTGTCCACCCATTAATGGACTTTAATTTATGTCCAGCAACATCATTGCCATTTGCAAAATTAATTAATATATTCCAATCATTATCATTTGGAATCCTCCACCCAGTAGGGGCAATATTTCTGCTATCAACAATAACCCAATAATTGTAAAGATAATTATTGTTATTCAAACAATATGCTGGACTTTCTAATTGAGCCCAATCATTATTATTTTGAACTAGGGGAATATTATCACCATTCCTAAATGTTGTTATAGATAAATTCTCATTTGCCCATATTTGATTTCCTATCTGAATTCCATTCATATTAATTATTAATTAATTTCCAATTTAAAAACACTATCATTTTTGTTTTATGATATTCTTTTCAACCTTTAATTTAGGTTCTGGTATCCTTGAACTCCAACGGTTGTCTAAATAACCTCTGTCTGCTGGTGTTAAACGCCTATTAGGTTTAATTTGACAAACGTAATCATCAACATTTATACTTTCATGAGCCGTATAATTTCCAGTTGCTAAATCCATGTGTAAACATTGAACATCTGTTGTAACTAAAATACGGTAATTGTGCTTATAAAGTAGTTTTATAAACCATTCATCCTCACCAATGAAAGCGCCATCATGCCAAACATTATCTTCTCCAACAATGCAAAACAAAGGACAGCCTTCTTCTTTTTCTTTTAACTCTTTTAATATTTTTACAGGAATAAGCATTACATCAATACCTATTAACAATGGATTTTCAATTACTTGACCACGGTCAACATTTGCCGTTTTTAAATATCCATCTTTATCTTTTACAAAAACCATTGGTTCACCACCCTTAAAATAATAAACACCGCTTACAACTGCGTCAGGGTTAGCCTCAGCTAAAATATGTAAATCTAAAAAAGCTGTGTATGGAACAACAGTATCCTCTCCAATAAAAAATATATACTTTGCATTATGTTTAATTGCTTCATCACAAAGTGTATTTCTTGCCGTGTCAACAAGTTGCCCATCTGTCCAAAGGTAAATACTTGAATAATGATTTAAAAAAGTTCCAAATTTTAATTTATCATTTGGAAACTTCTGGGCTGCCATTTCTTTTGCATCGCGCCTTGGTTGAGCAATGGCAAGATAAGGCTTAACATCTTTACCAGTTGATTTTCTACTTTCATTAATGTAGGCTAAATGGTTTTTTATTTTTTCTTCTTGGTACATTTTTATAATTTATTGAAAAGTCTTGATAAAGGAAAATCAATATCTATTGTAGTGTCAGTAAGAATAACCATATAATCTGCAGCATTATTTGGTATTGCATATATTTTACCATTAGGTCCTAATACACCACCACGATATTTATTACTTAAAGTAGATACTGCAAAAGTAGTAGTTGTATTTGCTATAGGGTCAATAACCATATAATCTGCAGTATTAGATGTTATTAAGTAAATTTTACCATTAGGTGCTAATACACCACCCCAATATTTACTAGCTACAGTAGATACTGAAAAAGTAGTAGTTGTATTTGCTACAGGGTCTATAATCATATAGTCAGAACCACTAAATGGTATTGTATAAATTTTACCATTAGGTGCTAAGACACCACCAATATATTTATTTACTGCTGTGGCAACGGCAAAAGTGCTAATTGTTTCAGTCTGAACCGCATTTAAATTATCTACATAAACTAAAGTTTTGTCAATGTCCGTTGTGAGGTAAGGGTCTTTATCCCATGCTGGTAAACCACTTATTGTAGATGTTGGAGTTATTGTTGGTGTTATTGTGTTTGTTGGTGTAACTGTTCTTGTTGGTGTGATTGTAGGTGTAATTGTTCTTGTTGGTGTAATGGTATTTGTTGGTGTTATGGTTGGAGTTGGTGTAACACAAATTGTTTCACTATCCACATATGCATCTCCATTAACATCTCCTACAACAACAAATATAGTAGAACCAGTTAATAAATAGAATGTTGTTTCACTAGATGACAATGATGCTTGAAGTTCGCTTATTGTCCATTTATCTGTACCTTGGGGAACTTGATATAAATATTCGCCAACTTCTAATGGTTGATCCGAATCATAAATAAGCAATTGGACTGGTGAGCCATAACATAAACCAGCATTTGAATCTGAAACATAATAATAAATTCCATCTAATGGATTTGACACAGATGGTGTCATAGTTGTTGTTGGTGTTAATGTATTGGTTGGTGTTATAGTTGGAGTTGGAGTTTCTGATGGTGTGATTGTGTTGGTAGGTGTTATGGTTTGAGTTGGTGTTTCTGTTGGTGTAATTGTATTAGTTGGAGTTATGGTTTGAGTTGGTGTTTCTGTTGGTGTAATTGTATTAGTTGGAGTTATGGTATTAGTTGGTGTAATTGTATTGCTTGGTGTTATGGTGTTAGTTGGTGTTATAGTTGGTGTGATTGTATTGGTTGGTGTGATAGTATTAGTAGGTGTTATAGTTGGTGTAATTGTGTTAGTTGGAGTTATAGTGTTGGTAGGTGTTATAGTATTAGTTGGTGTTATGGTATTGGTAGGTGTAATTGTATTGGTAGGCGTTATAGTTTGAGTTGGTGTTTCTGATGGTGTAATTGTATTAGTTGGAGTGATTGTGTTGGTAGGTGTTATAGTGTTAGTTGGTGTTTCTGTTGGTGTAATTGTATTAGTTGGTGTAATTGTATTAGTTGGTGTTATAGTTTGAGTTGGTGTTTCTGTTGGTGTAATTGTGTTAGTTGGAGTTATTGTTGGTGTAGCATCAGCAGATGCTCCTGGTGTTTTTGTAACTGAAGGTGTGATTGTGTTAGTTGGGGTAATACTATTCGTTGGGGTTACGGTATTGGTAGGCGTTATTGTGTTGGTAGGGGTAATACTATTCGTTGGGGTTATGGTATTGGTTGGCGTTATTGTGTTGGTAGGGGTAATAGTTTGAGTTGGTGTTGATGATATATTCAAACCACTTGTTGATGTTACCGTTGGAGTAATAGTGACACTTGGTGTTATAATAGATGTTGGTGTGATTGTATTAGTTGGTGTTAAAGTTTGAGTTGGTGTTATGGTGTTGGTAGGTGTTATAGTTATTGATGGTGTTATTGTTGCGGTTATTGTTGGAGTAATTGTGTTAGTAGGTGTGATTGTGTTAGTTGGTGTATTTGTTGCTGTAATTGAAGGTGTTACTGTTATTGTTGGTGTAATTGAAGGTGTTACTGTCTTGGTTGGCGTATTTGTTGGTGTTGCATCAACTACTTCTGGAACAATTATTTCATAATTTGTAAGATATTTTGGAACATATAGTGTATATACTCCACTTAATTTACCTGTTTGAGGTCTTGCATAAACATCAAAAGGAATAACATTTTCGCCAATATTATAAGTGATATTGTTTTGTAATAATGTTACAAAAACAATTTCTCCACTTAAATTTAGACTTGTTATCCTTAATGCTGATGCCATATTAAATTATCTCATAAGTTAAATCATTTATTGGTATTGTTTCAATTATCTGTACATTTGGTACTTGATTTTGTAATTCTGTTTCAAATACTTGGCTAATTCTATTTATTGCTGGTTTCACCTCAAATTCTTCTTCATCAATTAAAAATCCCAACATTGTGAAATCATAAGATTGAATATAGAATTTTCTGCTATCAGTATTAATTTGAGATTCATCTGTTATATTGGTTGAAATGATTGGTATATAATGCCCATTAATTGTTGCATATGCTTGTCTGGATGAGAATTTTTGCAATACTTTTGTATTGAATTTATTCAAATCTCTAATTCTATTTGTAATTATTTTAACACTAAAATTTAAATCAATTGGTACTGGTTGTGGAATTGAATAAATATCAAATCCATTTCTTTGTCCATCCCAAGTTGGTACGCTTGCAAAATAAAAGGGTTTTCTATTTGGTATAGTATATTGTGTTGCTGGGTTTGTTCCATATTTGGCATCATTCATTCGCACCAATGTAATGAATGGTGGAACTGGATTATTATCTTCATCAATGAATGTCCAGGTTTCTGTGTATTGCGACCAATTCTGTGTACTAACTATTCTATCTAATGTTTGTATTATTTTTCCCTGTGATGTTACTTGCAAATCATTTTTAACAAAATCAAGCATTCCCCTATCCAAGTCATCATGTAATAATGATTTTGGCAAATAAGTTCCATTTTTGGTTATATCATCTAATAATTCCTCTCTTCTTTCAAGAAGGGTTTTATCATATGTGATATCCAAATCTGTTTTTATCTTTTTGGGTAATGGCATATTATTTCTTTAATTTCTCTTCATTATTATGCCCACATTTATGACATATATAAGGATCATCACCACCATCTGATAGTTTCCAAGACCATTCACATTTGTCACAAATAACTCTTGTTTTTGTTACAATTTCAACAATATTCTTTAATTGTTCTTCTGTTATATGTATTTTGTTCATAACCCTCTAAATTCATCTTTATTTACAAATGTTGCGACAACTGTCCGGTAGAATGGTTTATAACCGCCATAGGTATGTTTATTATCCATATTCACAATACCATCATCAATAACAGAATAATATCTAACTTTATCTTCTGTAATATAATAACCTAAATAATCACCTTTTAATAGTTCAACATTTAGGTCATCAATTTGCTTTTGGTAAAATGAGAATTTCATATTCCCGGGTTCTTTCTGTTCAACTTTGGAATTTCCAAGTTGTTTTAGTGTTGATTCGGTAATTTGGACAACGCCTTTTAATTCAACTGGTGGCATAAAGACAATTCCATCTTTTGGTGCTTCACCATATATATCATCTTTTTTTGTCTTCTTTCTGTCTATTCTATATAATACGACACTCATATTTAAATCACCACCTAAATACTCCATACCCATCTCAATATCCAGATTAAAATCCTCTTCCCCAAAAAACTTACCAATCCTTGATATTGGAACTAATTTTGCCATTACTTTTATTTATAATATATAAATATATAGTAGTTAATAAATTGATAATTTGTTTGATTTTTATTATATTTAATTTTATGTAAATTACTTATGGCAAAGAAAAAAATAACAAAAGATGAGGTTTTAGAAATATTGAAAAATTATAATGGTGATAATAATTATTTGATTAATATTCGTTATTTATATTTAAATAATCCAAGTTTTTCATTAACTGATAGCCAGATTGAGTATATAACATTATTTAATGAAACAAAACCAAAGGTTGCAAGAAAATGGGTTGAATTGGATCCTTATTATGCAAAGATGATTGCTGATGATAAGTTATTGGTTAAAATCCCGGAGAAAATGTGGATTGATAAATTATTGGTTGAGAAGGAAAAATCTTATCATGTCTTTGGCAGATTTTTTGAAAATGATAACTTAAATCTTTATTGGATTCCAAAGGATGCAATTGTTGTTGATAAAACAAATAAGAATGTTGTTGTTGATTATGAAAAGTATTCACATAGAATGCCATTTGAACATCAAAAGGAGGCAATTCAAAAGTTACTTGAAAATGATAAGTTTATTTTGGCTGATGACATGGGACTGGGTAAAACTAGTTCAGCAATTATTGCCTCAATTGAGGCTAAACCAAGTAAGACTTTAATTATTTGTCCAGCAAGTTTAAAACAAAATTGGAAAAGAGAAATTGAAAATTATTCAAACAAAGAAATTTATATTTGTGAGGGGAAAAAATATGATGATTCTGCTGACTTTGTAATCATTAATTATGATATTATTAAAAACTTTCATTCCTTAAAAACTAAAGAAGAATCTTTAATTCAGAAATCAAAATTTGATTTGGTTATAATAGATGAGTGTCACTATATAAAATCCCCCCAAGCATCGAGAACAAAATTGATAAATGATATTTGCAAAGATATTAATAAAATATGGTTATTGACCGGAACTCCATTAACATCAAGACCAATTGATTATTTTAATTTATTATCCTTGGTTGATAGTCCTGTATCAAAAAACTGGATGGCCTATGTTAAAAGATATTGTGCTGGATATCAGTTTAGTGTTGGAATGAATAAGGTATGGAATGTGAATGGTGCATCAAATTTGGATGAGTTAAGGGAAAGAACATCACCATTATTATTAAGGAGGCTAAAAGAGAATGTATTAGATTTAC